ATTAAAAGATTAAAATCATCTTTTAGTTCTAATTTTGTGACATACTCTTTCGCAATCTCTTCACGTGTTTTATTAATGAGTATGTCTTGTCTTTTAAGCTCTGAAGAGTTTTGTCTAATCTGAAACCAGATTGGAGCTAACACTAAAGTTATTAAAACATTCCAAACAATGTAAGGTGATACCATTTCCATTTTAAAGTCCTTTAAAGTATGCTGGTAACCCTATCATAGGTCTGCCATCAAATTTATTTTGTTTAGCATCTTTACTACTTGCATCATTGTAGTGTAAAAACACCTGTCCACAATCTTCACCTTCAAAAGGTGTTCTCCAATGTTCTAAATCACAACCACGATACATAAGCATATCACCTTGTTTTAAATTTATTTTAATATCAGGTTCTATGTATATAGACCAATTATCACCACCTAAATTTAAAGTGGTAGATATTTCACATGAGTATCTATCTTTATGTTTTTTTAACTCATCACCCTTTTTATAGATTCTAGCGTATGAATATGTTTCAGTAAGTTTAATTCCCGATTCTTTTTCCATTACAGGTTTTACTTTTTGTAATAAAGTTTCCATAACTATATCACTATAATGTGAATACGTTTCAGGTATTTGTTCGTCATTCCAAACTCCAAAGTATTCAGTAAACCCTGATATATATTTTTCATCAAATAAATATCTTGCTACTTCTCTTTTATTTAAAAAGTATTGGTAACAAAAATCTGCTAACTCTTTTGATATAGCACCTTTAATTACTTGATATTTATCTTTTTTAAAACTCATCTAAATGGATATCCTATATTCCAACATACTAAAGAGTGTCGTATTCCTTTGGTTACTGGTTTGACTCTGTGCCAAACAAAAGAAGGAAAAACTATTACACTACCTTTTTTTCTAATTTCTTCACATACTCTTGGTTGTGATGCTTCATCTTCGTTTCTAAAATCAAACTCTAAATCACCACCTTCATATTCTTCAGGGTCAGTCAGTGATACAGTCATACTAAGTTTTCTTAACTTCCCATGTGTGTTTTGATTATCTGGTTGGTCATAAGGTTCAATATGTGAATCACAGTGCCAATCATAAAACTGACCTTTTTTGTATTCAGTAAATTGACAAGCTTCTGACCAATCCCATTCAAAATTCCATTCAGCATTTGCATTAGCTTGATGTATGTAAGGTTGTATTTCTTTGTATATCCATCTATCAGACATCCATACCACATCAGACTTTCTTTTCTTTTGAATATTTTTAAGTTCTAATTCAGTAAGTTTATCTTTATCAGCATGACCTGTAAGAGCCATTTGTTTGTTTTGTTCTTTGCCATAACGAACTATGTCATCACAAATTCTTTCAGGTATGGCTGACTGGAAATACCAGTAATAATATTTAAGGTTCATAAATTAAAAAAATATATTTTAATTATGCCCAATCGTCTGCTTTAACTTGTCTATAAACTTGTCGCAAATCCCAACAACTTGAAGCAATAGTTAAAGCAGGTTCTTTGATGATAACAATTCCTGACCCACCAGCACCTCCTAACGTATTACTACCTGAAAAGCCTCCGCCACCACCGCCACCGCCTCTGTTAGCAGTACCAGCACCCGCACTTGGAGCAGGACCTAAACTTCCAGTGCCACCACCGCCTGAGCCACCTGAAGCAGCTGTAGATTGTGAATTTTGAGTTCCTCCTGCTGCACCGCCTCCGCCACCAGCGTAAGTTACATCTGAGCCTGATATGGTTGAAGGTAAACCATTACCTCCTGCTCCATTTGCTGCATTATCTGTGCTTGTAGAAGCACTTCCTGCTGCTCCTGCACCACCACCTCCAGCACCTCTATAACTATCGCCTCCGGGAGAAACAGGACTACCACTACCTGCTCCACCTGCGTTACCTTGTCCGGGTGGAGAAGCAGCACCGCCTGTTGTTGCAAATCTACCTGCACCACCTCCGCCAGACCCACCAGCAGCACCAGCAAGAGCATCACCTGCTCCACCACCTCCACCACCTGTAGCAGTTTTCTCAATTCCAGAACCGGGTGCAAAGGATGAGTTACTGCCCGATGATCCCGTAGTTGCACCACCTGTGCCTGGTCCACCCGATGTTGCACCAGCAGCACCACCAGCACCTATTGCTATTGAGTAAGGTGAGTTTCCTGAGACTGGTGTTGTAGATGTTACTAAACCACCTGCTCCACCACCACCCCCAAAACGAGAACCACCACCTCCGCCACCTGCGACTACTAAGTATTCAATACTTGTAGTTTGTGGTTGAGTAGTAAGTGTGCCACTAGAATTAAATGTAGTTATTTGTTCTGATTGGCTTGAAACCGTTTGTGCTGCTCCTATTAATCTTGGCATTAGCTAGTCCATGTTCCTGCTTTAACAGCATCGTATACTGAATTCATATCCCATATTCCTGAGCCTACAGTATCACCACCGGCTTCTTTAACAATGACGACACCTGAGCCACCTGCTGCATTTGTAAGCTCACCTGAAACTGGATCAGTAGCTCCAGCGTGTCCACCACCACCTCCACCGCCAGTATTGGCAGTTCCAGCAGTTGCGATACCAGGATTGGTTGTTCCAGCACCACCTCCACCTGCTCCACCTGCTCCAGCAGGACCGCCATTAGCTTGACCTGCTCCTCCGCCACCTGCATAGGTTACATCTGAGCCTGATATGGTTGAAGGTAAACCTGCTCCGCCATTACCACCGCCACCTGGTCCTGAACCATTTGCACCAGCAGCACCAGCTCCACCTCCGCCACCTGCTGCATAGGTTGGCGTTGCTGGACTTGTAGCTTCGTTACCTCCTGGATTTCCTTGAGATGGACTTGTTGGAGGAGTATTACCTGCTCCACCTATTCTAGCTGTATTCAAATTTCCATCTGCACCACCACCTGAACCGCCTGCACCACCATCTTGATTACCTGGTGCTGGACCAGCAGAACCACCACCGCCTCCCCCACCATTAGAGGTTATGGTAGAAAAAACAGAATCACCCCCACTACTTCCTCGTTGCCTATCTGCTCCTTTTGCACCACCTGCTCCTACTGTAATTGGATATGATGTAGCAGCATTGACAGGAAAACTATTGTCAGTTGAAGTACGAAAACCACCTGCACCGCCTCCGCCTCCATTTGTATTTCCACCACCACCTCCTCCAGCCACAACTAAATAAGAAGCTGCTGTTGAATATGGAGTAGTTGTTAAAGTACCACTAGAATTAAAAGTTGTTATAACTTCGGGTTGAACGACTGCTGGATTATCTACACCTATAAGTCCACCATTAGCATTAGCCATAATTAAACCTCATTCCATTCAGTATTAGTAGCATCCCATTCGTAGTTGGTTATAGTTTCGTCACCATCACCTGTATAAGTTTTACCTAACCATTTTTGATTAGCTTCATCCCAATTAATAAAGAGTTTTTCTGAATCTATTTCTGTTACAGTTGGATACGTAACTGGTGCTTCCCAATCATCATTAGAGTCTAAAGACCAAGATGGGAAAGGTTTTGGCTTAATAAATTTGTTTTTACTAGCATCAAAAGTATCACCTATACCTGCATATTGTTTTCTAAAATTGTTGTTGTATGAAGTTTGTTTCCAAGTATTTCCACCTGTTGAGTGTGGAACAATTGTTTTTACAAATGCTTCTGCATCTGCGTGTAAATCACCACCGTTAGCAGCTACATCATCGTTTGATATTACAACTACTCGTAATACTTCATTGCTTGAGTTAAGTTCTGCAAAATGAGCCATTCTTAAATACCTCCTTTAATTAAGCGTCATCTAGTTCTTCATAGCTAATAGTGTAAGTCAAGTCTGAGTTTGCACTTGCACCACCTTCTAAGATGTCTCCTTCTTCTAAATAAAAACTTGAATTTTTATCTATTAAAACAAGAGTCGCATCTGCCGGAACAGCAATAGTTGATGCAAACAAAACTACCGAGCCACCACTTTTTATGATGCCCATTGTTACAGTAGCAGAGTTTGTACCATCAATATTAGCTATAATAATGCTGTTTACTTTAATTAACTTATTACTTGCACAAGTTAATAAATCAGTTGTTGTAGTAGTAGTTAAAGCTC